GCAAATGCTGGCCAGGGTTAGGGCGCCTCGAGCAGTGCATCGGGAGATCGGCTTGCTGGGTACGCCCGAGCAACTTAATTGGGGATACGAAATATGTGAGGGCGAGGAATCGGCGCGCTATGACATCGGCGTTATGCATGTCAGCACTTTGGAAAACCTCGCACTGCCTCAGCAGTACTTCGACACACTGCTGACTGGCTATACACAAAAAATGCAGGAAGCATATTTGAAAGGCCACTTCATTAACTTGTCGAAGGGCGCCATCTATTACGGCTTTAGCAAAGACCGAAATGTTGTCCGTCTCGAGGATCCGGGCCACGAGCTTTTAGCTGGGATGGATTTTAACGTTGATCCCATGGCGGCCATGGTGTTTTGGCGTAACGGTCCTCACATGCATATCGTTTCGGAAATAGAAATAGAAAACGCCGACACCGAATATATGTGCAACGTATTGGAGACGGATAACACAAGCAATGAAAGCGGTGAGTATTTGCGCGGCCAGATTAAGAATTTCCTCACCGATAAGGGAGCTAGGCGGGTGCATACAATTTATCCGGATGCAAGCGGCCGAGCTAGGGCGACAAATGCTCCGGGCGGTGTATCGGACTTTACAATTATGCGAGGCCCTCAAAACGACCGCTTTGAAGTTATTAGCAAGTCGTCCAATCCAAAAATCCGGGATAGGGAGAACAGTGTTAACGGCAAACTCAATCCCGTTAAAGGCGCGCCGACATTGACAATAGACCCGGCCTGCAAAAAGTTAATTAAATACATGTTGTCGTATACGCACGAGTTGCGCCTCAAGCAAAAGCAGATGTCGCACTTGCTCGATGCAACAGGTTACCCGACAGCATATCTTTATCCTGTTACCAAGCCCATGGTGCAGGCCAGAGCAATATTGGGACTGTAAGGAGAACACAATGCCCACAGTAAATGCACAGCATGAAATCTATACACGGCTCCAGCCTCGTTGGGCTATGATTCGGGATGCCGTGGATGGAGAGTACGCGGTTAAGCTGGCAGGCTCGACATACTTGCCACGCTTAATTAAACAATCGGACCCGGAATATGACGCTTACAGAATGCGGGCTCTATTCTTTGAGGCAACGCGCCGGACGTTGAATGGCTTGGTCGGCATGGTAATGCGTAAGGACCCGGCCGTGGAAGCTAAAGAAACAACGGTCGAAAACTTTTTAAAACACCTTACCAAAAACAACTTGTCCTTAAACGGGTTTGCCAGCGTGGTAATGCATGAGACGCTGATGATGAATAAGTACGGCATCCTCGCCGATTTGCCTCCGCAAATTACAACAGCGTCCGAGCCGTGGTTGGTGGGCTACCCTGCCGAGTCCATGATAAATTGGGACTACGACATTGACGCGGATGGCAAAACAATTTTGACGCGGATGGTGTTGGAGGAAGAGTATGAGTCCGTAAAGGAAGATGACCGGTTTGTTGTTGAGCACAAAAAGCAATGGCGTGTATTAGAGCTGGTTGCAATGGATTTGGTGTTGATAGATATTGAGGCCATGGAAAACCCACCCGCCATTATCTTTAACCCGCAACAGAGAAACGTTTATCGGGTACAAGTGTGGCGCGCCAAAAAAGACTTGGAGGGTGCAGCCGGAGCAGGCGCGAGGGCAGACGATTTTACATTGGTGGAAGAGTTCTTCCCACTCAAGCAAGGTGTGGCGATGGACGCGATCCCGTTTGTTGTTGTGACATCGGAGGACGAGGACGACGAGGAACAAAAGCCGCCTATTGAGGGTCTTGCAAGCGTTAATATGAGTCACTACAGGACAAGCGCTGACCTCGAATGGGGAAGGCATTGGACAGCACTGCCGACGCCATACATTGTCGGACTATCGGAGCAGCAAGATTTGTCGATCGGCAGCAGCAAGGCCTGGGTCATTACTGGTGTGGATGCATCCCAAGTAAAGGTGGGCATGCTGGAATTCGCCGGACAGGGACTAAGCGCTTTGGAAAACGCGCTGGTGGAGAAGCAACAGCAGATGGCTATACTGGGCGCCCGCTTGTTGGAGGAGCAAAAGAAAGCGGCCGAAGCTTTTGAGACGCATGAGCTAAGGGCAGCAGGTGAGCATAGTGTGCTGGCCTCTGTTGCGAACGGTGTTTCGGAGGGTCTCAATGCTGCACTGGCATGGATGACTTTGTGGGACGCCTCGCTTGGCGCAATGATTGTAAAACTCAACACCGAGTTTGTGTCGATCGGCATGTCGCCCGAATTCCTAACCTCAATGTTAAAAGCTTTGCAGGCCAGTCGCATGTCCTTCAAAACTTTCTTCTTTAATATGCAACAGCGTGGTATGTATCCCGAGGATCATACTGAGGAAGACGAGGTCGGTCTTATTGACGACGACAAAGAAACTTTTGCGGTGGAAGTGGAAGTGGATGCGTTTGGCGAGGACGAGGAAGAAGGGGAGGACGTCGAGGACGAGGAAGAAGGGGAGGACGATTAAATGGCATTTACCGATCTCGCATCGGACGGCCTCATACGCCATAACGTTTCGCTAATGCGATTCGACGCCCAACTGCGGCGTCAAATAAAAGGCCAGCTGCGGACAATGCAGAACAGTTTGACTGGAAGCATGTCCGGGCTGACTTTTGCACAGCAGGCAAGCGCGGCGAGGTTGCAGGGACTGATATCGCAAGCGGATGACATTATTAAGGGATCCTACAAAGGGATGAACTCGATGATGCTCGGCGAGATGCAGGACCTGGCAGGGGCCGAACAAGCTTTCGGAACGCAACAGCTCAACAAGCTATTCGGCGTGGATATTATATCCCCGGCCTTAACTCCCTCCGCTCTGCGCGTATTGGCAAAGGATTCCAACATCTTTGGAGCGCCAGCAGCGGAACATTGGGGAAGGCAGTCGGCAGCTATGCGCAGACGCTTTGCCGATGAGATGCGGCAGGGCTTTTTGCTGGGAGAAAGTACACAGGACCTTGTGCGGCGTGTTAGAGGATCGGCAACGGGAGCGCGACAGATAGTTGAGATCGGCGGCAAGGCTCGATCCGTTGCTGTATTTGAAGGTGGCATAATGGACGTTACAACTCGCGAGGCCTCAGCCCTCGTGAGGACGTCTATCAACAGCGTAGCGAACGAGGCACGACTTGCAACGTACATGGGCAACACAGACGTGGTGGGAAGTGTACAGGCGCAGGTGACGCTGGATACTAAGACGTCGGATATATGCCAGTCCCATGGAAACAGGCCCGACGAGTGGACGCTGCCAGATTTTGAGCCGGTAGGAAGTAGCAACACGTTTACCGGTCCGCCACCGTGGCATTTTAATTGCCGATCCTCACTCCTGCCTGTAACTAAGTCCTGGGAGGAACTGCAAAAGCAAGGCAATGCTGCGGGAGCTACGAGCAAGCAAAGGAGCATTGCTAGGAAGCTGGACAACAACGCGCCGAAAGCTACACGGGCGTCAATGAATGGGCAGGTGGCAAAGAACTTGGGATACGGGGACTGGTTACGCACCCAGCCTGCCTCAGTGCAGCTGGAAGCGTTAGGCCCCGGTAAGCGCAAGCTGTGGAAGGCCGGCAAGCTAAACCTTACACAAACGCTCGACCAAAGTGGGCGCCCGCTTACGCTGGCAGAGATAAAAGCTACACCACCCGGAGCATTGCAGAAGTCGGGCGCCAGCATAGTCCCGCAAAGTACTGTTTTTAGCAAACCGCTTGCAAACAGGCCCGGCAGGATCGGTACAGGCATACCCCCACCGCCTGCGCCGTTTGTTCCATCTCCAAACCTTTCTCAACTGGTAATTAACAGCCAGTTTAGGAATGCTGCTGGACAGACGTTTAAGGTGGTGGACTTTACAACGGAAATTGTTGGTGGTAAGAAAATTGTTACAGGGTTAAAAGCTGTTAAGTGGAATAATAGAACAGGCAAATTTGTCGGCCGCCGTAATGCCACCTCTATGAAATTCCCCTCTGTTAAACCTCCGCCGCCTCCCCCAGCGCCTCCTCCTCGTCCTCCGAAAGGGGGAGGGAAAGTTTCTCCGCCGAAGCCGCCACCTGCACAATTTGTGGACCCTGGAAATTATAGGGCGTTAGATATTGGAGATATATTTAGCGATACTGCAGGCAATGTTTGGAAGGTTGCTGGAAAAAATAACCGAGGCCTCCGAGTAGTCCCCTGGAGCGCAAAATCGGGGAGGTTTTTATCGCCGAGAAATGGATCCACGTTTGGATTTAAACAAGGGGCTGCTACTGTACAGAAATTTAAAAAAGCTACGGCCACAATTTCCGAAAACCTGCAAACCGCTTTGACAGAAATGAAGACTACCCGAGGAGTGGCAAAAATTACTCGAGCGCAAGCGGCCGCAGTTAAACGCGCAATAGGTCGAATGTCCGAGGACGGATTTAGCTCAGGGATTGCAAAACTTTTTGCAAGGCTGCCGTTCCGAGCAAAGCTTTTTAATTTGGGGAAGACAGGTAATTTAACAAGCTGGGGAGGCCGCGCATATTCCGGTAAAGTAGATGGGGCATATTGGCCCGGCACAAAACACTTGGGACTAAAGATGGATTTAGGAAATGCTCGGCTGGAAGATGTTCTGCTGCACGAATTCGGCCACCATTTAGAATTCACTCTTTTCAAAAAAGGTGGGATAGCAAAAGGCCGGACAGAGTTTTTTTGGAAACCCAATACACCGCCCGCAATTAAAAAGGCATTGCAGGAAGTGGACGAAGCTTACATAGCAATGCAAAAAGAATACAGAGCTCGCTCGACAAAAGTGCGCGAAAAAATTCTTAATTTAAGGAAGGGGAAAGGGCCTATAACA